TGAATGGTATCTCTTTTGGAACATACAGTCAAACAGGTATAGGTTCGGCTACTTTACCTATCTATTTTGGCGGCATTTATTATAACTCCGCTCTCAGAGATTATTTTTCTGGATATATTTCAGATATACGATTTGTGAATGGTACTGCGGTTTATACTTCTAATTTTACACCACCAACAGCACCTTTGACTGCTGTTGCTAATACAGTATTACTCACATGCCAGTCTACACAAACAATTTATTATGATGCTAATACTACTCCTAATTCTTTTGCCGCTAACGGTACTCCAAGGTTAACTAAGAGTGTTCCGTTTAGTCAGAGTTGGGCTGGACAGTTTAATGGAAGCTCAGCGTATTTAAGCATACCAAATTCAACACCACTTAATTTAAGTTCAGGAAGTTGGACTATAGAATCTTGGATATATCCAATTAATTTTACTAATTATAATTTAATTGTTGCAAAAAGATTAGTCTCAAATGCAACTACAAGTTATCAACTTTATCTTTTAGTGACTTCAGGATACTTATCGTTTTATAATGGAACAACCACATATAGTTCAACAACTGCTCCAACTTTAAATGCTTGGAGTCATGTTGCTGCTGTATATAATGGTACAACATTAACATTATACTTAAATGGTATTAATGTATATTCAAGTGCAGTAACTATAACAGAACAAAATAGCACATTATTGATTGGGTATGATTTAAATGCATCAGATTACTTTACGGGTTACATATCCAATGTTCGTATAGTCAAAGGAACGGCTGTCTATACAGCCAACTTTACACCACCAACTGCACCACTAAGCCCAGTTACTAACACATCACTACTGCTCAACACCGCCAACGCTGGTTTGTTTGATTACGCTCTAGGTAACGACTTAGTAACAATAGGCTCTACAACTGCAAGCACCAGCACAATAAAATACGGTACAGGTAGTTTGTATTTTAACGGCACAAGTAACTATTTAACAGCACCAAACAACCTTCCTTTTGTTCTTGGTACTGGAGATTTTACAATTGAGTGTTGGGTATACACTAATTCTAGTGCGACACAAAGGATTATTAGCGTGGGTAATATTGGCGGAGCACCATATGACTTTGTATTAGTCAATAGCTCTACAAACGTGTATGTTGATTTCTTTGACGGTACAACAGACATTACAACAGGTACTAATTATGTGACACAAAATCAATGGGTATATTTAGCCGTAACAAGACAAGGAACGGCGGTAAAGGTTTTCATTAACGGCGCTCTTTCGGGCTCAGGTACAAGTAGTGTTAATTTAACAGCAAACGGTACCGTAACAATTGGTAGATATTCTCAAGCTGCATCAGGTTATTTTTCTGGTTATATATCAGACCTTCGTATTACAAAAGGTGTGGCAAGGTATACAGCAGCATTTACACCACCAACAGCAGCGCTACCAAACTATTAACAAATTTGCATTAATATAGTTAGAATGATACAATTGAATTTTAACTTTTAATACTGTAGAGTATATGCCAAAATATAGCATTGTAATACCAACGTACAACAACTGTGACAAATATTTAAAACCGTGTGTTGATTCTATCATTAAACACAGCAACATGGAAGATGTAGAGTTAATTATATCAGCCAACGGCTGTACAGATGAAACAGATGTGTATCTCACACTGTTGTCAAGGTCTGTGCCCAATTTAGAAGTTGTTTGGAATGATAAATCAATAGGATTTTCCAAGGCGACTAACGAGGGTATTAAAAAAGCAACAACCGATAAAATTGTATTGTTAAACAACGATACCATCATATTGGGATCAAATTGGTTAGAACGATTAGATGTTGGCGATATTGGTGCCGTATTGACACAGTACTCAAACATTACAGACAGTTATTTTGCTGTGTTTTTCTGTGTAATGATTCAAAGGCGTGTGTTTGACAAGATTGGTTTATTAGATGAGCAATATGGCGTTGGTGGTTGTGAAGATATTGATTTTTGCTACCAAGCTGAATTAAATGGTTTTAAAATTGTAGACGTGGGTTTTAGAGGTGATTTTCCAATCTATCACGTAGCAGAAGGCACGGTGCATGACACCAGTCTTGTACAAAATTGGAAAGAAACTTTTTATAAAAACGAGCTAAAGTTAGCTTGTAAATATAACCCAGACCGCTATAGGTTTTTGTTATCAAACAACTACGAGCGGGCAGTATTTTTAAAATATGATGAAGTGTTTCCTAGAGAGACACAACGTTATGAGTGGGCGGCTAGAAACTTATTACCTGGTTCTGTGTTAGAAATTGGTTGCTCAACTGGTTACGGTTATCAGTTTTTACCAACCAGTACAACATATATGGGTTTAGATTATGACCCGATTATTGTTGACGTGGCAAAAGAACAGCAATGGTCAGACAACGCAACGTTTTACCAAGCGGACATCAATACGTACGATTTGGGGCACTACGGCAACATTATAGCCTTCGAGGTAGTGGAGCACCTTGACAATGGTTTGGAGGTCGTAGAGAGGCTAAAACAGCACTGTAAACGCCTTTTAATTACCGTACCCCATAACGAACCGAAAGGGTTTTGGGGCGAGCACCACAAGTTGCATGGATTGACTGAAAAAGATTTCCCTGGGTTTAAGATTGCGTACATTAACCATCACGGTGGTATATCAGACACAATGGTTCCTGTGGACAACCACAACCCAAGCAACCTAATGATTTGCGAGTGGACAAATGGATAGAGTGCTTTGTTCAGTAGCAACCCGTGGCAGGTATTTTACCACTTTGCCGTTAGTATTAAATGCCATTATCAATCAAACAAAAAAGCCAGACATGCTGATTATTTTTGATGATAATGATGAGTTTCAAGACATGCGAAAAGAGATGATTTACCAATACTTTTTTCAAATGTTAGACATCAAGGGCATACCTTGGGAGTGGCGAATAGCTGAAAAGAAAGGCCAACACCACATCCACCAACACGCTAATATTGCGGGCTATGAATGGGTGTGGCGTGTTGATGATGATGCTATACCAGAGCCAGATGTATTGGAAACTTTATACGGACAGGCGGAGGCTTTACAAAACGTTGGCGCGGTGGGTGGTTCAATACTAACACCGCCGTACATGCCAGACACTGGTAAGGTTACTGGCAAAATAGATAACATTAACAACGAGCCAAATATCCAGTGGGGTATGGTTCAAAGGGTAACTCAAGTTGAACATTTACACTGTTCTTTTCTATATCGTGCTATGGTGCATGATTATAATCTGGGTCTGTCACGGGTAGCGCACCGAGAAGAAACATTGTTTACGTATGGGTTACATCAAAAAGGTTATCAAATATTAGCGGTTCCTGGTGCAATAACTTGGCACATGAAAAACCCACAAGGTGGCATTCGTGCAGAAACAAACCAACAACTGTACGAGAACGACGAAAAGATATTTTTAAACTTTCTTGCTTGTAAAGATAAAACGATTGTAGTGCTTAATTGTGGTCGTGGTGACCATATTGTTTTTAAGCACATTCTGCCATTTATTAAAAATCCTATTGTGTTTACCTGTTACCCAAATATTATACCTGGCGGGACAATTGCAGAAGCAATTAATTATTTTGGTGACATCGACCAGTGGAACATTTACAAAAAGATGGATCAATGGAAGTGGAAAGACAGTATCGAAAAAGCGTTTAGGAAGATGTACTTATGATTATCATAGCACCATATTCGCAAAAATTAAGAACAGATAAGTTAAACCCAAAAAATTATCCTTACTGGAAAGAGTTAATCGCAATGATTGACGAGCCAATTATCCAAGTAGGTATTGAAGGTGAAGAACAACTTGTTGATGATTTTAGAAAAAATCGTTCGATGGAAGAGTTGTGTGCATTATTAAAAGAATGTCGTACATGGATATCATGTGACAGTTTTTTTCAGCATTTAGCTTGGGATCAGGGCAAAAAAGGCATTGTGTTATGGGGACCATCTGATCCATTAATATTCGGTCATCCAGAAAATATTAACCTATTAAAGGATCGATTGCATTTAGTTAAAAATCAATTTCTTTGGTGGGAAGCAACAGAACACCAAAACGAGCGATTTGTTGAACCACATATCGTTTTAGAATATTTAAAGGAATAAAACATGGCAGCTTCGGGCTATACACAAATACAACTATACGCCAGCTCAACATCTGGGGTGGTGCCCTCATCGGCTAACCTCACTACTGGTGAGTTAGCAATTAACACGTACGACGGCAAATTGTACTTTAAATCTACCGCAACGGGTACCAGTGGTAACGTTGTGTTGATGGCTTCTGCGGCTGGTGCTGTGGCGGCAACTAACATCTCTGGCGGTACATCTGGTCAAATACCTTATCAAAGTGGTCCCAGTACAACAACATTTATGACGGCACCAGGTACGTCTGGTACGTATTTAGGTTGGAATGGTTCTGGGTTTTATTGGGCGGCTACGACAGGACCATCTGGCTACAGTGGCTTCTCTGGTTACAGCGGTATTGGATTTAGTGGTGGCTCTGGGTACTCTGGCTACAGTGGTATCAGCGGCTATAGTGGTATCAGTGGTTACAGTGGCATCAGTGGTTATAGTGGCTTCTCTGGGTTCTCTGGATTCTCTGGGTATAGTGGACTATCTGGTTTCTCAGGATTCAGCGGTACAAATGGCGCGTCTGGGTATTCTGGATTTAGTGGCACAAATGGTGCGTCTGGCTACA